ACTTCAGCAACAATCGCAGTTGCTTCAGAACCTACGTTATCAAGAACAGATGTTGCTGCTGGTGAAACAAATACCATACAGTCTTTACGAATTTCTGCAACATTATCGATGACGTAATCACCAACAGTAGCAGAAGCTGCGCCGACAAAGATTAAGTTGACATCTACAAGCTCGTCATTTGCAAACAATGCAAAAGCTGTTTGAAGATCAGCGTCATCAGTAGTGCCGTTAGCACCTAGTGTTAATGTAACAGTTGATTCGCCAGCAGTTGCGTCACTAGTATATGCAACACTGTTAGACAATGTGCCCCAGTTATTTGCTATATCTGCAGGATGACCTGTCCACCAAACATACTGCGATCTTTGATTGATTACAGTTTTGTAGTAGTTTGAACGACCAACTGAATCTGTAGCATCAGATGCTTTTGAGACGCCTGCAAATTTCTCAAGAATAGTACCAGCAGTTCCTGTGAAGTAACCACCCGCATCAATTACGATAATATGCATTTCATCGTTAGAGCCACCGGCAGCAGTTACATATGTTGAAGCGCTTGGAGCGTAATCAAACTGATCCTTGTACGCCCAAGTAGCAAAATCCGCAGAATCTGCAAAAGATACTTGTAATGAATTACCAATTGAGCCAGGATATTTTGCTGCCCACATACCGTTAGCAAAAGATGCTGTGCTATTGTACTTATCTTCGTTTTCGATTAGTACGCCAGCAGTTGATCCTGCATTTAGTGCTGCACTTTTATCAATAGCACGAACTATTTTAAGTGTGCTAGTGTAAGCTAGAAATGAAGCAGCAGTAAACCATTCTCTGTAAGTAGTACCAGTGATTGGTGGAAGACCAAATCTAGATACTAACTCATTCTCTGAGCTAATAGTCACTACTTCATTTGCTGGACCCCAAATAAAGTCTCCGGCAGTGCCGCCTATTGAGGCACCAACTGCTGGGACTACTGATGTGAGGTCTCTTTCTGTTACCTGGACTCCAGGTGATAGCTGAAAAGCCATATTATTTCTCCTCGTTAAAAAAAATCAGACAACATTTTTATTGTTTGTTTCGTCTGATTATTTATAACTTTTAATATTTGAACTTAGACTCTTTGAGCCGTTTGTCGTACTCATCGTCTGTTAGCCAGTAATCTCCGCCTGCTACCCATGCTGCCGGCGCATCATCGCTCTTTCTCATTACAAATGGAGTGAGATTCTGTGTAATACTTTGCATTTCTTGCTTGTACAAACCTTCTCTAGTATTGACATCTACTAACTCTTTGAAGAAAGGCATAGTAGATAGCCAGCCAAACAATACCATACACATAACACAGTCATCATTGTAGCCTTCGTCTGCTTGATAAGTATTGCCTTTCTCAACAAATGTAGATATCTCACTGATAATGTCTGCATCAAATACTAAAAGTTTGTGTTCTTCCATAAGAGACTTGAAGTTGAAACAACCTTGTCTCTTTACTTGTTTAGATGTATTCACGCCGAGTCTTGTAGACTTACCAAATCCAGGCGATACATACTGTCTTGCTTTTTCTGTCACCGTACTAAAGATATTGTCGTATTCTATTTCTTCGTGTAATATCTCTACTACTTGCCCGCCAATGTCGTTTGTTTCAACGAGTACAAAGGCTTTATTATAATCTTCACCTACTTTAGCTATAACATTAGGATATAGCATAGGTGCAATTTTATTGTTTCGATACTTTGCCACAACTCTGTACGGCATTTCTGTAATATCGAAAACAACAAATGCTGAATAGTCACCGCCAATACCTCTAGCTGTGTCTACTGTAATACAATAATAATGTTCTTCTTGTGGATCTTCATATATATCAACAGCGTTGCCTTCAGGATTGTCATAAAGAACATCCTTAGAACTTAGTGTTGCAATAGTTCTAGCATTGATAAGTGTGTTTGATGATCCCAAGAAGTCACACAATACTTCCTGTGTAAACTTCAGTTCGCCGAGAAGTTTGAGTTGCTGCTCTGCCCATGCTTCATCTCTGCCTGGGATCTCAGTATAAGGAATAAAGTGACTGACGAATCCATTTGTACCTTTTTCTGCTTCATTCCAGAACTTCCAGAAATGATTGTATCCTAGAGGTGTAGATGTGAGTAGAATCTTTGTAGTTTCACCCGCAGAAATTGTAGGGTATACAGAAGCAAAGAATTCATCAGCAACATTATTTGGAATGATTGCCGCTTCGTCAATGTACAGCCAGTTTACAGACTTACCACGAATACCAGATGTTGTTGTTGCTGCTGTGAATACTCTACAGTTATTCTCTAACTCAACGTCACCTTTGTTCCAAGTCTTTACTCCTTGCTGCATCCATATAGGAAGATTCTCATACATCGTTTGATAACGAGCAAGTACTTCTCTTGCAGATGCAGTTTTGTTCGCCATGATAGCAACTGTTTTGTCTGCGTTGAATATTGTGTAGTGAAGAATACATGCTGCGGCAGTAACAGTCTTTCCTTGCTGTCTGCCTTCCATAAGAATAACTTTGCGTTCGTTCACAATGATGTCAACTTTTTTCTTTTGACATTCATATAATTTGAATGGCTGAAGTCCTCTGTCTAGTGTAATAATCTTACAAAAGTTTTCGATGAAGTAAATTGGATCATCTTTACATTTAAGATAATCTCTGATTTGTTCTTCGGTGAAGTCATGTTTATACCCAATCGATTTTAGATTAGGATTCCCATGATAGGAAGTTTCTTCTGACATGGTTTAATCGTGCTCGATAACCTGTTCAGCATTCAGGGCTCTTAGTAAGTCCTTTGTGCTTCCCACAAACATATTATTGTTAGTAACATTTGCCTGTTTAGGTTTAGCATCTTCCCCCTTCACTTTTTTTGCTTTCTCTTGTACATCAAGCATATCTTTCGCATTATCTTGTAGAGTTTTGATAAGTTGACCTGCAACTTCATATGCTCTAGGTTGGTCACTGTTTCTAGCTATATGAAGCATGCCTTTGATAGCTTCTTCGCTGTACTCAGCAGTGCGCTTCAAAATATCTCTCGCCTCTTGAAAGTCATCTTCTAAATCTTTTTCTGCATCGGCAAGTGGCACAGGAAGATTATTCTCTTCTCGTGTTTGTTTTAGATTACTTTCAAGTGCTTTTGTTTTATCTTTTGTGTTAAATGTATTATCTAAACTATCAAAAGGATTATTCAATTGTATCACCAAAACTTTCTAATATAGTAGTTATATATTCAAATTCATCCGCAGGCGTTAATGTGGTATCAATTACCCCATCATTACCAACCGTCGATGTGCTTTTCACTCTTACGTTTAAAAAGTCATCTTTTTCGTAAAGTTTGGCAATAGATTCCTTAATAATTCCTACGTTATTTATGTCCCCATAGAAATTTAAGCGCATAGTAAAATTAAGAGTCCATATAATACTTTGTCTCTCGGCAAACTCGCCTTCGTAATCATCATCATAATCTATACTGTCAAGGGTAATTTTAATATCACGCTTGATACCCATTGCAGGAAGTTCATTGACTGTGATATTAAAATCTGGATTAAAGTAAGGCAAAATCTGCTCAACTATTTGTAGTCCGTCTTCTTGATTCTTGGCAAATATATAAAGCGAGAGCGTCATATTATAAGGAGTAGAAACAAATGTACTTCTTACTGTATTGGCGTCATCGCCTGCGCCAACAGCCTTATTTCTTTGTATTGGTGAAATTTTTCTAGTCGAGTCATATGTCAGTTGTTGTATCTCAAATCCCATACGAGGCAAAACAATAGCAACTTCGCCACGAGACTCTGCATCAGGTATCAATGCAATACGAGACAAGAACTTTTGCTTAGTTGAATATGCAAGAGGTACACGCATTACCTGAGCTATTTCATTTGCAGAGGTTTTTCTTGATACTCGAAGATTGTTGAATATCATACCAAAAGCTACAATAGCTTTTTTGACATGTTCGTGATAAAATTGAGTATTTTTAAACATTACAATTCACCAAAAGGATTGACTTCAGAAAAATCTAAAATATCAGACGCTTCATTTTCAAGTATAAAATTTGTATTGTCTGTGGTTGCTGTTGATTTAGTTAATGCATAGTCTTCAAGAATTACTGAAGACCCATCTTCCTGTAAGAATAAAGTGTTATCTTCCAGTAAGAACTGATATAAAAACATATCAATACTTTGTTCGGCGTATATGTTGTCAATTTCTTCAATTCCAGTAATAAATGTTTCCGATGAATATTCGAAAAGTTCACACTGCATTTTAAATACGTTAATCTTACTTAACTGATAAAAAGGATTCTGAAATTCTACTATTTTTATTTCAAACAATGATCCAGTTAAAGGAAAAAATAGTAAATCTCCTTCTGCAGGCCTTGCATTCAATTGAAAGACTCCGCCGGTGGTAGCTGTCATTTGTTCCCATCTTCTTTTAGACAATACAAATGTTGCTTGGTCTCGAATCTCTATGCCAAACTTGGTGAATAACTCTCCTTGTCCTTCAAACCCATCAATATTATCAAAGTACATTTCTAGAGGATATGCTTGAGTAAATTGAGAAAGCGAAGACTCGTCAAAGATATCATCTGTATTGACAAGAGTCCTGGGAAGATAATAGATATCGTGGCCGTATATCTTTAAACTTTCAATGACAAGGTCTTCTATGAGACGTTGTTCACTGGTTGTTCCCGCTGTCAATCCACTTTGAAAATAAAAGTTTGTAGACATGAGTCTATCCTACATAGAACGAAGGAGGAAGTTCGTAGCGAGATTGCATCTCATCTTCTATAGCATTAATCTCAGTGATGGCTTCTTCAAATATCTTATCACCGTTAAGAGTGACGCCACCTGGCATTTGAATTCCACCAAACTTCTTCATGTTCTCACCCCATTGCCTTTTGATAAGTGCAGTAGCGTATTTCTTCAACCACATATCGTCATACACTTCTGTGTATTGTTCTGGGTCAAGAATTGCGTATGCTTCAGCTATCACATAGTCACCTGGATTGAATGTTTTATCCCAGTCTGTGTCAATGTATAGTCTGTCAGTTTTTCTGTTCCAACGAATTTGTCTATCGCTGATTAGAAGCTCTTCGAGTGTTTGTAGATGAGACTGCACCATGCTGTAATAAATCATGTCAGCGCCCATCAGATTGTACAGATCGTTTTGTCTAAACTGATACTGTAAATCGAATAGATTGCCGTCTCTGGTGTTTGAAGTAGCAGCTCCACCAAAGTTAAACAGTCTAACAATACCTGTAATGCCGTTGCTGATAGGAATATACTTGTTATCCATATCACCTGCAACATAAGGAATTGCATCTAGTATTGCTGTAGTGCCTGATATAGAACCAGTAATGGTTTCTCCTGCGACAAATACTCCAGCAGTATCTTCAGTGGTTAGAGTTGTACCTGTTCCATACTTTACTACCGAACTGGCACCAGAAGTGGATCCAACAACTCTGTCGTTATTTAAAAAGTTGCCGCCAACAGAAGTAGTCAGATTGATAGTAGAACCTGTGATCTTATGTTGAACATAAGTGCGTTCGGTACCATCAAAGTGATACTCTTGCCAAAGCTGAATAGCATCATCGATACGGTCGTTGACCTGATCTTCATCAACATTTATTTCGATGACAGGAAAGCCAAGCCTACGCAAACAGTAGTCTATTAACTCTTGTCTAGTTGATAATGCCATCGTTGTTATTCCTTCGTGTTTATTTTATTTATAACAAAAAAATACTGTGACTGATTAACCTATCACCACAACAGTGGTAATTTTAGCAGTCCACTTAAAAGATTTGCCGGATGAACCGGTGACATAAAATCTTAAAGTGTCACTTATATCATGGATTCTTGCATCTACG